TCTTCTTTGCCATCCATCATCACCATTTTACCCTTCAGTTTTCCGCCTGCTTTGGCTCTAGCTGTTATGTGAATTTCATCAGTGATGTGCTTCATGATATCTGGATGTTGCAAAACCAGATCATAGAAGGCCCGTAAGTACTCAGGAGATAACGATTCTGCATTAACAATTGGGATAAGTAATCACCTCTTTAGAAAGGTTTATTAGCTTAGGAATTAAGTAATAAGCATGAACGAATCGACTGAAAACGTCTTGGTTAATTGTGCCGTGAAATCGCATGGAGAAGCACAAAGATATCTGAATGCGTTTTTGATAACGTGGGAAGTTTGCTTATCGAGAGGATATCTTTCAAAACTCTAACTTCCTTTTTATCTCCAATCCATGCCTATCATCGGTCGGATGGATGGCCTTTATCACATGATCTACTCCAGCATATCGAATAACATCACCTATCTGGCTGGCGGTCTCATCAGTGGTACAATGGGCAGGTCTTATCACAAAGTCCCCTATGGATGAGGAGAAATATTTGGTCTCATCTCTGTACTTGATGTCGATAGCTGTAAGTGTCTCGGCCACTATCGGCGCGCCGCCTGAATCGATTGCGAGAATTTCAACCATGCAATTAAGATTCGTCGTTGTGACTATTGGCAATGCCGTCAATAGCGTGGCTGTGATCTTCTTTCCGGCTACCAGAAAATCCAAGTTCTCGGATCCAACCGTAACCCGCCCGGCACAATCTGTCTTTCCTGTTGCCGTATATAGCCGCACAGAACACCTAAAAGAGACGCTTGGAAGAGCGCCGGTAAGTGTCAGTGTGGCAGCCGAAGCAGCATTGTAGAGGCTGTGTGATGCCTTAGTGACCAGGTAGGCAGGATCAGTAAGTTTTGCATGGGGGAATGACATCAGGAAGACCTCGGAGATAACTATAAATATGAATAAGCATAATATTATGATACATGAAGAAACTTGAAAACGCGCCTATCAAACATCGATATGGTCCAATCGTCCCATTGACTCCCGGATTGGAGCAAGACATAGAATATTATCTCATGGAGCAAACCGGGATGCCAGAACCACGAATACATGCTCTGATTGAGAAGATGAGAACGGTTATCGGTGTCAGAGATCTATGTGAATTGATGCTTTTCAGTCGCGTCGATATGAGTTTGCCCGAAGGAGATCCAACTAAGCGAGCGAGCATACCACCACACGAAGCATTTATGACACTGATAATTTATATCTTGGAGAATCGATGAAACATAAATGCAAGCGCCCAAAATGTCTCTACGAGTGGGACTCAGAGAATCCTAACCCGAAGGCATGCCCTAGATGCAAGAGCTACAAGTGGGATGAAGAGGTTAAGCCATGAAATTCTATCAGATACTTAGCGGAAAATACGTAGAATACGATGGTACATATTACTGCTTGGATCAGGAAAAATCAACCGATCTGCTATTAGAGGCAATGTCTCAGAACGGATCTATATCCGCACTATCCAATCCAGTCATCCGCCACGCTTCAGGATAATTGTCGTGATCCCTCACATGGATTAGGCCATCGGAATCCTGCAATGCTGCAATAGCGCCGGAATCGGCCAAGGGCAACGCTTCTAGGAGGGCCTGGTAGGCTTTTTGGTAGCCTGATTGGCCATCCCTGGAGACAGAATAACCGTCGAAACTTACACTTTTTGCGAATACATCTGGATCTTTCTGCTCAAAATATGCAGCGATTAGATATGCTAGGGCCTTCTCTGATTGAGCATCTGTGGCAGTCTTGCCTATCCTGGAAAGGTCTATTGCCAATTGGTCCACGGCGGCGGCTTTTAGGACTGTATAGGCGGCCTGAGTCCGGGAAGCGGTATCATAGAGGATATTGGCGGTTAGGTTGGTGCCCGCGGTATCTTCCGCCTGAGTTTGTACCGAAAAGGCGGTAAAAGATTGAATTGCCAAAACGATATTAGCATCTGTGACAGCCATTTAAACCCCACCAAAGCTATCGGTTGTGTGGAGAAAATCGTTTCTCGTATTCTTCAAATCCCACTCCGAAATATTTTATGAATACAAGTTCAACGATTTTGCTATCCACACCGATTTTCTCAGAAAACTCTTCTAGTCTACCCATGATTAGATCCCCATCGGATTATTAGCCGCTTTCTCTTTCATCTCGTCCTGTTCCTCTTCTGTCAGTGGCTGCCAGCCACATTCGGAGATTGCTCTTCCGAGTGGCAACATCCCCGAAGAGAATGCCTGGATGATCATCTTTTGCTTCTCCAGCTTGTTTTCCATTGCGGGATCGACATACGTGAACTCACAAGCCCAATCAGTAAATCCATTGGCTTCTAGGATTTCTGTGTATAGGGCCTCAAAGGGCTCGGATATTATGCGCCTCCAGCCACGGATGACCATCATAAGAAGTTCAAGTAAAGACGAACCAGACGACGATAGTTTGACCTGTTCATCCACAAAATCCCTTGGTATGAGATGTTTTAAGATCTCCTCTTTCAAATACAGATCGACGGGGACTACATCACCCACGTTTCCGAGATTTGGGAAAATTACTTCGTGGTCTTGGCCCCACAAGACGCCTACGTTATTGTTGCCATAGTTTTTGACAAAATCAACGGCAGCAGCATAAGCCTTTTCCCATCTCTTCCCTGTGCCTGTCGGAGTCTCTAGTAATTTACCTTGTGCATCCCTGACCTCATTGACCTTAACTACACATCGGCCAACGCCCTTGTAGTTTACATTCTGCATGAAGGCCTTACGGACAAATTCCAATTGCAAGACGGTGGGCGCTATGCCCGCCAGGTAGCTTTTGCCATCTGGATACCTAGATTTCTTATCTCTTATATGCAGTATCCTGGCAGTTGGTAGCTGGATGGGATTCTTGCCTTCTCCTTGGGTCTGCCAGTATTGCATCTGCTTCTTTTCTATGTCATAGGCTATGCCCTGCAAGATTCTGCCAGGGACAAATGCAGATGTGTTGCTGGTCGCGGATGCCTGCTCTGCGAGCGAATATGCATCGATATATTGCAACCACTGAGGAGCATTCCAGCCCATTTCATGTTTTGGAAATTTGTAGGTGCCATCTGGCTTGTCTTGGACACCCATTTCTACGAGACCGCTGCCAAACCCCATGCAATCGGGGCCGGTTTGAGCCATCAAGGTTTCGGTGCCATATGCTTTATCTAGTTGCCACAATTGCTTGCGTACTTCGTTGGACTTGTCAGATAGCTTATCGCTTTCCTGGTCCTCTGGAGTTATAATTTTGATATCCCTGCCATTTAACGCGAGCATAAATATTTGCATCAAAATCCTGTCAACGCTGCCCGCCTCAAGGACTTGCAATAACTTAGTAGCATCTAGGCGGCTGTCATAGATTTCCGATGAATATGGATATGGCATGCCGGAAGGATCGATATTGGCAGCATTGATTTTCAATTCTGGAGCTATCTTAGCCGCCAATGATTGCCTTAGATTTTCAAACATGTATAACTCCAAAATTAATATATTCCTGAATATGCTTCGCATCCAGCTATGCTGGTTTCAGGTGGCATCCATTCAGATTTGGCAGTCACTGTTCCCATAGCATGAAACGCATATGCTAACGCATCTACAAAATCATCATGATCGGCAACTGGAAAACTTAGCAATTCTGATTCAAACGCTTGTGACAAATCACGGGAATGGTATACCTGTCCGAGTTCATATCGGGCCTCCATCGGCGCAAATCTAGATACCTTGTCACTTATCGGCTTAATGCCCCGGACGTTAAGAGATGTTTGCGCCGCCAATTGCTGGATAAGAGCCTTCTGATATGCGACATCTTCAATGCCTATGATAGTAGGCTTCCATTTCGCGGCCAATTGCGTAATGAAATTTATCTGCTCAGAGAATGATCCCCGGATCCGTTGCATATCGAGGATGTGCAGATTTCCGGTGTCGTCTCTACCAAGCACCGCGCCGGCGGTATAATCGGCAGTCTCTTTTGTGGATATTGCCAGGTCTACACCAAGTGATATTGTCAGGTTACTTGGTGCATGATCTTCATATTTTAACCATGATCTCTGTATCCTGGTAGATCCCGCCGCTATGAACTTGCATTCATATTCCTGAGCAACCCAAGCGGAACCGCGTTCTCTTCTCTCTTCTTCAACGAATGCCGGATCTATGCGTGGGCATTTGTCCCAAGGAACTTCTACCTTTTCCCATCCAGTGCTCTTGGTCCAAGTCTCGTAAAAGAATCCTTGCTCTCCTCTCGGAGTGGACATCAACACAAGCCGGCCTTTTGATACAGCGAGCATGGGCCGGACGGCGCCGTATAGGTCGCTCGGTATACCAGCCGCCTCGTCCAATACCAGAAGAGTCACAGCCGATATGCCTCGGATGGTCTTCTCCGATCCTGGTAGAGCCAAGACGCGCGAACCATTGGAAAATCTAACAGATAACTTTGTATCGGAATCTAGCTTGACGCTCTGATCAACCATATCCAAGAACTCTGAAAACTTCAGCATGAGTTCTTGTGACTGCCTTAGAGAAGGAGAGTCCAAGACTATGGTGCTTTTTGCCTTGTGGATAGCTTCCCACAGGGCGAGAATCGCGGTACTGGTAGACTTGCCAGATTGCCGGGAACAATTGAGGATAATCCTCTGTGATCGCGACCTAAGAAAATCCGATTGCCATTTGTCTGGCTTGAATCCTAGATAATAGCGAGCAAATATAACAGGATCGTCCTCAGCCATCTTTGCTATCTTTGCTTCGGCTAGTTCGATCGCTTGAAGCTTCATCGATGATAGCAAGGAGTCCTTTGAGTTTCCCATCCAGATCTTCCGAATTCAGGTTTATATTTGTGTTGATGGCGGGCTTCTCTTCCACCTTCGCGAGCACTTCTATGATCTTAACCTGCGGCGCTATGCACTGACCAAATACCGCGAGATTATACGGATTTTTTGGTGGTGCCTTCCTGCCAAGTGAGAGATCAATTGCCTCTTGTGCATCATTCCAGACCTTTTCCTGACACTTCACCAGATCCAATCCAGCCTTAGCCTCCCTGGCATTCGCCGCCGATTTCAGCCGCTTGGACAGGTGGTCCTTCATGTGCTTGGCCACCAGATGCTCACCGAATCCGTATTCCTTCGCGATGGATCTAGCTGAGGCTCCCTCCACAAGCTGCCTATTGAGGCCACAATCCTTGTGTTTTTTCATATAGTCGCAGATCTTGCATGATCCGCGCGGCCTGCCTGGCCGGGATTTGGGCCGGTTGGCGGTAGATCCCTTTGGGCGTCCTGGTAGGCCGTTGGCTTTCTTCATGGATAGGTCAACTCAGAATAGGGAAATCTAGGGACCGTCTCACTCGATCCCATGGGAATGGATAGGTTTCTTAGGGTTACTTGAGGCCACCGCCAAATCGTAACTAGTAATACCAATCGTATTCGTCGAATGGTGGATCTAACCAGTCTAGATAATCATACCAGAGA